GTGTTTAAACATTACCTTATTTTTAGCTTTTGCCATAGCAGATTCAAATGCAATATTATTTTTTTGTAAATAAGCATGAAAACCCATAGCGCCAAGACCAATAGATCTTTCTTGAGTTGCACTAAATTTTGCTCTAAATACACTATCAGGTGCATTTTCAATAAAACTTTGTAATACATTATCTAAAAACCTAACTATATCAGATATAAATAATTTATCGTTTTTCCACTCATCATATTTTTCTAAATTAACAGAAGACAAACAACACACTGCTGTTCTATCTTCATTAGTAGGTAAAGTAATTTCAGTACATAAATTTGAATGTCTAACTGATAATCCTAATTTCTTTTGTGTTTCAGGTAATGCATCATTGATATGATCAATAAAACATATATAGGGCTCACCAGTGGCTACTCTGTTTTCAAGTATTTTTAACCACAAATCTCTAGCTGAAACTTTTCTAACAATTTCTTTTGTATGTGGATCTATTAAATTCCAAGTATCATCATAAGTTGGCTCTTGAATACATTTTTCAATAAGTTCCATAAAATCATTAGTAATATTTATACCATGATGTAGATTTAAACATTTTCTATGTATATCTCCACCTGATGGTTTTCTTATATCTAAAAACTCTAATATTTCTGGATGTGATATATTCATATATGCGGCATAACTACCTCTTCTAGTTTTACCTTGGCTAAATGCCATAATTTCTGAATCTACCACTTTTAAAAAAGGTACAGTTCCTGATGATTGAGATCCACCTGATGTTTTAGTTCCATCAGATCTAATATCACCCCAATATCCACCAATGCCACCACCAATAGATGTTAACCAAGCATTTTCAGTATAATGATCAGTTAATCCTTCTCTACTGTCTCCAACATAGTTTAAAAAACATGATATAGGCATACCTCGTTCTGTTCCGCCATTACTTAATATCGGCGTAGAATACATAAACCATAATTTAGATGAATAATCATAAATTCTTTGTGCCATTTCGTCATTATCAGAATAGGCTTTTGCCGCTCTTAAAAATGCTTCTTGGGGACTATTTTCTTCGGGTAGTAAATACCTGTCCTTTAATGTAGTTTTACCAAAATCTGTCAGTAAATTATCTCTATCTTCTATTATCATTATTTATATACCTTCTACGTTTTTTAAATTATATTTACTGTTTTGACAGTAAGTATTGTTATAGATATCAAATATATTATTAAACTTGAATATAATATATATCTCATTTTTTTTAAATTCTTTTATCTGTTTGCCAATCGATCCATATGAGAATAAATTCTCCCAAAAACTTTATCTAAAGACATAAGTTCTTGTTGCATCATCGCAACTATTGTTTGTAATTCTATTAATGTAATTAACACCCATGTACTAAGCCCCATTAATATTGTACCTAGTAATGCTATCATTGCCGTATTTGTTTTTCTACTCATTGTACTGGTCCGCCAAATAAAGCCAGTAAAGTCATCATTACTATTAATAATGCTGTAAATTTGTAATTCATATTAATATTCCCCTTAATAAGTTTACTATATTTATTTCCTTCTTCTCTTTTTACATTTCGGACATTGTTTAATTTCGTTTAATTTTTTAGTCCATAATACTCTAAAAAATGGTTGAACAACCCCAACGGCTATTGCACCAATTATTATAGCTGACATAGACTGTGTAGTTATACCTGCTGTTACCCCAAATAAAGTAGCAGTAACTATTGTATCATTATTCATCATTATAGTTCCATAATTTCCTTTGTGATGCCCCCTATTTCTAGGGAGCATTAAATTAATAATTATTCTTCAGTAGTAGTATTACCTTGAATAACATTTAGTTCTTGTTGATATTGTTCTCTAGGAGAAACTATTTTATCATCTTGAGATATTTCATCATTACCTTTAATATCATCATAATCTGTAGGAATTGCATCATTATTTTTAGCAACTTCTAAGAATGTAGATCTTGGAATTAATCCATTTTGATACCATTCAGTAATTAATCTCATCCAATCACTTCCCCTAGGAGTAGCATTGAAATCAGAAGATAAATTAAATCTTATATCTGCTTCAGTTATTTTTATATCATATCTCCAATTTATAAGATGTTTAATAATCTTTTTCATACTTTCAGATATTTTAGCATTTAAACTTGCTAAAGCAGCATTTTGTGAAGCATTTCTTAAACTTAAGGCAACACCGGATGAATCAGAATTACTAGGCTCTAAACTTAGCATTTTAACACCAATTCTTGTTAATTCATCATATCCACCTTTAATAGCAGCTTCCATATCAGCAAGAGCATTAGTAGGTGTTTGTAATGTTTCAACAGTATCATCTTTATTAACAAATAACCAAGTACCTAAACCTTGCTTAACAAGATCAGTTTTTTCGGAATCAGTTAATGAATCAGATTTAACAACTGGAGTATAAGTTGCACTTAAATATAATAAATGGTTTCTTCTTGAAATTTTATTATATAATGCAATTTCTCTGTTTACAATGGCAGTCATTAAAGGATCAACTGTATCAATTGAACCATTTAAGGGAAAGAAAGGTATATAATCCATTCTTACGCCATTTTGAAATAAATTTTCATTAGTACTTCTTAAAACCCAGTCATCAGTTAATTGATCAAATGAATAATCAACTCCACCATCAATAAATGTAGGTGTATCAGCTGTATTTCTAATAAATGTATCAATTACATATAAACCCTCTTCATTCAATTTATGAACTTGTACAGTATCAATATATTTTGGATGATAAGGACTGTTTGGATCGTATTCAAGTACAAAATATCTAGTAATTAAAGTATCTAGTTTAACTTGGCCTTTTAAATCAGAGGAAGTAGACCAATTAACAATATTTTCAGCATGGTGTAATATTGGATAAGGTTTAACTTCTTTTCTATCAGCTGGAGATAAACTTTCTAAATCTACAGTTGGATAGTCTATTTGTATAAAAGCCCTTGATGTTTGTAATTCTTCCCATAAAGCAGTCGATAAAAATGATATTAGGTTACTTTTGTCAGATCCTATATCATCTAATATCCATTGCTTAGCCCCTTCTGGAGCCCCGTCAATTTCTAATAGTGGTTGTTTTCTTAATAAACCACCAATAATCATTTTAGTAAATTCTGAAGATACGCCCGGTACTTCAGCTTCTGCTTTATAAAAATCATATTGCTCTTGTGTCATCGTTGGGTTAAACGGAAGTAATAAATTGTCACTTGAAGGAGCAGAATCATAATCCTTTGTATAAGATGGACCTTGTATTAATGCTCTATTTCGTTTCCATTCGTTTACTTGACTCAGGTATTCATCATTTGGATATCCTGGGCCTTTGGCAGTTGTTGTTGACTTAACAACTGAACTATTTTTATATCTAATTGTCATTTGTGTTTTTTCCTAAACATTAAGATGAACCAGAACATCTGGCTCGATTAATAAAATAATTTTTGATTTGGCCGATCCCGAATCAAAAAAAATCGGGTTGCGTCAATGTGCGATTGGCCACCTTGTTAAAACGCAAAAAAGGGATCTAGTCCCCCTCACGCCCAGCAAGCCCATAACGCCCCGAGCCTAGTGAGCCAACAGTCAGTTCTATAAAGATTGAAAGCGCTCTAGTCGTACAGCCACATACACCTGGCTAAACATAGGTTTAACTGGGCTGTGGGCTATAAAATTGAAAAAGCTCGGACCGAATGAATTGTTATCGGACCACAAAAATTTAATAAAGCTTTATACACCAATGGTTTAGTGCCATTTGATTAACAGCTACCATTGATTAAACTTATACTATATATTGATTAATTAAGCACAGCTTAAAATGACCACGACCTATCACGGATAACTTGTGGTTTATGTTTACCTATTGGATATAAGAACTCACATATATATCTAACACCATCAGAAAAGTGTTCAACACCTTTTGATTTGTCGATTATAGCATTGTCCATACCAGTAGTAAAACCTTCCTTCCAAGTTGTTGTCTCTATTGAGGCAATTGTTCTTGGGACCTTACCTTTACTTAAAAATAGTCTGGTGTTACCAGCAGCATCCTTTAATAAAGCATTAACAGAATTAACACTATCAATTAATGGTGGTTGCTTAGACCTTGCCAATACCTTAAACCCAGCATCTCTTAATATACTAAAGTCTGTTGTACCGGTAGCAGCACTGGTTTTCATAGCCCTACCTGAAGCATCTGGATAACATATTATATCTCTATTTTTATAACGTCCTTTTATAGACCTTATTAATTGATATGTATCAGCATTACCATAAAACTCATCTAAAGCATGTAATTGGTTACCTCGATGGCACCATACCGTTGAAGCCATTATCTTAACATTAAAGTCAATGCTAATATGTATTGGCTCACCTGGCTCAATTGGCAGCAGGTTATCAGTAACATGTATATCACGATTAAAATTATAAAATACAGAGTCACCAGTGTTGTTAAAGGTAGCACAATATTCTTGATTAAAACTTTTCTCATCCATAGTAACCCGAGCAAGTTCAATTTCTTCTTTCATATCTGGTCTAACTTGTTCAGCAGTAAACTGCCAAGACTTCCATACTCCAGTTTTATCTTCTTGACCTTTGACCCACATTTTATGAAAGTCATTGGTTATACCCTTAGGTGTACTTATTATAAATACACTTGCTCTTCTTACTGGGTCCGAAGTCATAGGTAATATAACTTCAGTAAAAGCATTTTGTTTAATAAAAGCAAACTCATCAAGCACAATAAATGTAGGTGATGGTGATATACCCCTTAAACTATCTGGTCTATCAAAACCTTTTAAAGTAATTTTTGAACCATTAATAAATCTTATTTCTAAATCTATTTCTCTTGGATGACCATTTATATGATCTGGGTGTACAATACTTTTTAAAGTTGTCCATATAGATTCTCTAATCATTGAAACAGTAGGTCCAATAATTAATGATCTTCTATTACCACCCTCTAAACAATGATTATATGCAGCAACACATGCCAAATAAGATTTACCAACTCTTCTTCCAGAAGCCATAACCTTAAATCTAGCAGGATCTGTTAAAACTTCCTGTTGAAATTTGAAAAGTTCTATTTTATGATCCATAATTATTATTTACTATATTTTGAATATATATCCAAAGCCTTACACGCTCTCTCTCAGTTAGCATGGTTTAAAACTATTTGTTTTAATCTTTCAGCTCTTGGACCAACTTGATTAGCCCAATTACTATCCATCATTTCAATGGCTGCTTCAATCCATTGCTCATCATTAATGGCTGATATAAATTTATAAAATTTACCTAACCTTGGAGCACCTAAATTAAAACACATATTAACTAACACAACTTGAATTAAATCAGGTTTATTAATTAAATCTGGAAACACCTTTTGTGTTTCTTTTATATATTTTTCAACGTCAGTTTGAAATACTTCATTTACCCTTTCAGGTGTTACTTTAGTTCCAATAGGCCAACCATATTCTTCATCAGCCGTTGTAATTAAATGACCTATACCAAAAGTGGCATAGCCTAAATGGTCTTCGTAAATTTCGTATTTTATACCTTCATCAATTTTTAATTGCTCTTGTAATTTATTTATAAGACTATTTTTCATTTTTATTAAATTTGTTATCCTCAAAAGTTAATTTGAATTTAGGTAAGTCCTTCATGTGCTCTTTTCTAACTCTTACATTTAGCATACTATTAACACACCAAGAGGAATCCAATCTGGATAATTGTAAAAGAAGCTCAAAAAGTTTAGCGGTTGCTTTAGACTTTGAGGTCCAAACAATCTCTTTATGACTTACCAATTTATCTCGGATAGTATTACTACCGAAATAACTAGCTAATGCCGCTCCGTATTTACCGGTAAAACCAATATAATAAGATCCGTCGGTATAGTATGTTATGTATACCTTATAAACTTTCTCAGTTAGTTTCGTCATCTGTATTTTGCGCTTGGTTTAATATAACAGCTTCGCTATTTTCTAATATTGTTATGGGTTTAACTTGTGGTTCGCTTTTTTGCACTATTGTCAATATAGGCACATTCGCCGATTGCAATGAAGCCTGTCCCACAGGTTGTTTTTGAT